ATAACTCCGTCACCAAAGTAAACTTCAAATTGACCATTCTCTATCTCTTGTAAAAAATAAGAGTTAGATGTATCTGATACTTGAGATATATCTGTTGCTAATGTAAAAACTGTTGTTGTGGTATCTGTTGACGAATTTTGTACACTTACAGTTAGTGTTGTTGTATCAGCATTACTATCAGGTATAATAAATCTTTGGTCTACATTTGTTGAGTCTGCTGTATATCTTGTAGTGATTAAAGAGCCTTCATACAAAACTACATTATCAAAAGTTAATACATTATCAACTCTTGATTTTGTTCTTGCAGTATTAACTAAAAAATTATAAGTTACATCGTTTACCACTGTTGAAAACTTTGTACCTCTTGCAAGAGTTGCTGTAGTGACAGAGGTATCGTTAAGAGTTATATCAACTGTTGCTTGTGGTGCTCTTACACTTCTTGGTGTGTAACCTAAAGTTTTAGCATGTGACACAACTGAAGACCTTAATGATGCTGTATCGATAAACATTTCGTTTGCAAGTAGATTTGCATTCATAGAAAGATAGTGAGTATTATAAGATAATAAATCTAATAATGAAGACATACCTGAGCCTTCAAAATCATAATCAGTAAATTCTGTTTGGTTTCTTAAAAATGTTTTTAAGTTTGTTTTAATGTCATCAAAATCTAATTCTGAAATATCTAATCTTTTATCTGTCGTTGCCATTATTTTACCTCTACTATTGGTTCACTAGTTATAGAATCAACATAGTCACCTTTTGCTGAATTCTTATAATCTCTTGTACTAATTTCTTTTACTAACATACCATTCTTAACTGTGTATGTTATATACTGTGATTTGATAACACCTTCTTTACTTCTTTCCATGTGTTCTTTCATAGGGCCATCTTCTATCATCTTACTCTTTCTAATAATACATCAAGTGCAACTAATTCTGCAGGTGCATTAACAATAAAAAATTCAATACGAACATCATATGCATTTCTATCTAAATTAGGTATGGAGTCAACTCTATGTAATTCAACTCTTGGTTCATATGTTCTAATTACATTTTCAATTTGCTCTGATAACATAACAGCTGTAATTGGTGAAAGAGTTTCAAATAATGTTCTACGAATATTAGAACCTATCTCTGGGTGAAAAGGTTTTTCATAATGATTAAGTTGTACAAGATTTCTCACACTTCGTTTTATTGCTTCAACATCAGTAAGTTTAGCAATGTCTTTTGTTACAACATTAGTATTAAAATTTAGATTTAAATCTTTGTATATACGAACACTTCGTTTCTCATTCGTAATACTAGCATCGTAATTTAAACTTCCAGAAGTTGGCATAGGTTTCTCCTGATATTATTTATACTAACCTCCTGCGAAAACATCAGGACTTCCTTGTGCAACTGAAGTACAAGCTGTAATACCATCACCAATACGACCACAACCTACATTGTTTACAAAGACAGTTGTTGAACCTGTGGTAATAACTTGTTGATGAGAAGGACAAGGTAAACCAGGTAATACATGAACTGTATTTACATCACCTTGTCGTGATACTCCGATATTGTTTACAAATACATCTTCTGAACAACCCAATCTAAATGGTGTTGAACAATGAGTGACATCTGCGTCACCTTTTCTTGTTACTGCTGGCATTTACGATTCCTTTGGATATTTCTTTTTTATAGCATCAACCTTTTCTTTCCATTTGTCAATACCATTTTCTGTAATGTATTCTATCTGTGATTCTACTGAACCATATTCTGCTTTTCTATTATCTATTACTATTGCATTTTTTTCTAGTTTATCTGCATCAGATTCTTTAGCTTTAAGTTCGTCATCTGTTGGTTTAGTTTTATCTTTAATATTCCATTCGGCAATATATGCACCTTTACCATCATCTTGCAAAGTTACTTCTTTCATAAAATCAACACTTCTTCCCATATATGCTTCTATTTTTTTATCAAGACTTGCCATATTTAATCCTTTCTACACTCCTATTCTAAACGCACCAAAATAACTTCCATCAGTACCAGCCGCCGCTGTGGGTGTTCCACTTGTTGTGCTGGGATAAGCATACAATTCCAAATAATCACTTGAGCCATTCATATCAAAAATACCACCAGCATATGCATTACCACCATCACCATAGTTATTTCTATGGTCAGTATAACCTTGAAACACATTAGTAGTACTACTGCTACTTGTTCCATTTTTCCATACTTCAGTTAATAACCATTGCAAATTTGATTGACCAGTTGCATAAATTTCAACTTGACCAAATACATAATATTTACCAGCAGTTGTTGGTGTAAATCTAAAATTAGTTGAGTTATCATAATTTCCAGCAGTATCAAATACTACTGTTGCACATTGAATTTTAGTTCTTGCATTATTTGTTACAGTTTGGTCAGAATTTAAATTTGCTAAAAACATTGGTGCATTGATTTTACCACCGATAATATTACTATTTACATTTAAATTGTCTACTGTTAATGTTCCCATTACTCTTCCTCTCTATCCATAAGTTCGTGAAGTTTCTTATCAAATGTTTCTATATAGTCGTGGTCTTCTTTTGTGTGAGGTGAAGGAGGAGGTGTCGGATTAAATTTAATTATGTTCTCAAACGAACTAGGTAAATCTTCCCAGTTGGTATAAGTTTTCACTCTACCATTCACCAGTATAATATATTCTCCATCACCCTTGGCCACGATACTTCTTCCAACTTCTTCTTTTGTTTTTATTCATTGTAGATGTTTTTACTTTACCTCTACCAATAGATGTTCTTTTAAATGTAGGTTCGTGAACTATCACTTGTATTTTTCTAGATTTTCTAGGTGGCATTATATCTTCCTATGATGTAATTTTATTTATGAGTCTAACGATTAAATAAATGAAAAGACCATACGCTGTTGCTATAGCAATATCTGTTGTATGATATTTTATATCATAAATAAATTGTATTCCAGCTTCTACATCGGACATACCTTCTGAAGCATTAACATTAATACTTTTAGTTCCTTCAAAGTTATCTATACTTTGCTCTATAATTATTGGACTATCATCATGACCCATGATTACTCCTTGTTTAAATCTATTCGTTTACCACGAATATCTATATTACCTGTAACTCTAGTATCTTGGTTTCCACCATAAGTTTCTGATACACTTCCTGTTACACTTGATGATTGAGATTTTTTAATTGTTTCAGAATGACTACCATCAATCGTTTCAGTATGATTACCTTTAATTACTTCTGTCAGGTTACCATCAACTTGTATATCCCAATTACCTTTTACATAAGTTCTACAATTAGAGTCTATTGTTAAATTACAATCACCTTTAACATTTACAAATTCAGAACCTGCAACAACTTCATAATTACTTCCAACAATTCTTGTTACCTTATTACCATCAGCATCTACTTCGTAAAAAGTTCCAGTACGATGATATTCGTGCACACGCTCTGCAAACGGAGTATCATCAAATTCTACAATGTGACCAGATTCTGTTTCTCTAACATGATTGTATGGATATTCAGAACCAACTCTTTTCTTTTCTTCTCTTTCATCATTTGTTTCAGTAGATGTTCCTCGTTCTTCTGTTTTACCTCTTGATGTTTCATCAGTTGTTTTAAGTTCGTCCCAAGTGGTCGTTGTATTTGCTAAAGGTACTTCAAGTGTTGCTGCGTCATCTCTGGCTGAACGATTACCATGAGTTACACTTGGTACAGCCAAACGATTTATATCTGACTCTTCTTTTCTTACAGGATATGTATAGGTGTCTTTTTCTTTATCGTAATAACCATAATCTTTATTATCACCAGGGTCACTAAAACCTGTATCAGTATTTGAATAGTCAGCTGGTCTACCTGGAAGAGTTCCCATGATTACAGGTTCTTGTAGATGTTGAGAATCTCTGTAAAAACCAATTACCCACGAACCTTGTACTAAAAAAGGTGTGTGACCTAAACCATTCATAGATGGTGTAGTAACAGGCATCATTACTGTTGCCCAAGGTAAACTGTCTGTTGGGATTTTAGTTTTATCTTCGGTGTGATAGCCAAGTGCACGAACTCTGACTCGGCCTAATCTCTCTGGGTCGTTTCTATCTTCAACGACACCAATGAACCACATAAAACCATCTCGGCCCATAAAGTATGAATTTTCCATACTCTTATTTATTCGAAATAATCAGCTATCTCTTTGGCCTGTCGATGTTCTTCTTTCAAAACTTTTTTTCTTTTTTTTGTAAGTTGAATAATTTGTTTCCACCAAAAAGAACATATATCTTTTTTGTCTTTTTCAAATTGATACTTACGAACCATAGAACCACAATCATTGATTGCTTGTCGTAAGATTTCAGATTCTAATATCATCTTATTAATAGTATTAAAGTTATTATTGTTGTGAGGACTCCAAATAGAAACCCTTTCCACCATTTACTCATTATACTTTATTCCTTATGTTTTGTCAAGTATTTCCATGAGATAGGAAATGCATCTTCACAATGTATGTCTAATTGTTTTGCAATCTGTTGCGTTTCTTTTTGTGCATGGTCATCTAATCGTAAACCACACACTCTTGCAAAAGCATATAGTGTTCCAGACCATATCCAATTCGTGTGCATACTCTGTGGTAATACAGAACGAGCTTGTTCTGGTGCAACACCTTCATTTAATAATTTATTGTAAAGACTTACACCTTGATTTAAATGTTCATTTATTTCAGTTTCAATATCAATAGATAGTTTTAAATTTTT